TTGAAGTATAAAAAAATACATTTCAAGTATAAAACGTATATATTTCAACACATTATAGCATATTTAAGATGTTTTAAAAAGTATCTAGATATGTTTGAAGTACAACAGAAAAATTCAAGTATTTAGATGCTTTTTCCCTTTTTTTTCCCCATAAAAAAACAACCCCCGTTAGGAGGTTGAAAAAAATGTTTGCTATTTATTTTATGGAAGGAAAACCGACTGCGGACGCTATTTTGTTATTATGATACATCGTATTAACCAAAAATAATATTTACAAGGAGAACTAGCGTCCCGTCTTGAAAAACTTTTATTAAAAGAAAGTTTAGGTTGTAATACCAACTAAATATATTTTAACATACGATTTTATGATAATCAAAGTTTGACTAAAATTTTTTTATAAAAAAAGCCCCTACTTATTAAGTAAGGGCTCTAATATTTTTATGATCTATTCAGTCAGTTACTTTTCTCTCCATGTACCAAACGTTTCTCCAGTTTCTAAGTTCATAGAAGCCACATAACGTCTTACACCACTATTAGAAATGTAAGATAACCATTCATATCCTTCTGTATAACAAAATTCCATATAGTTAAACTCTTCTCCTGCTTCATAAGTTCCTACGATTTCTGCATCAGTAGATGGTGCATTTCTAATGTTAAGTTTATCTACTCCTACAGTATATACACGTACTGTTGGTAAGGACTGTAAATCAGTGTTTAATTTAACTTCTCCAGCTGCTGTATCATCTGTTGGAAAGTAGAACCAACCTACAATACCATTAAAATCACGTTCGTTGTATCGTGCTGGTCCACCTACGTATAAACTATCTGCATTACCATCAATATTTTGTTCGATAGTCTTCATAGTGTAACCATCACTATCTCTTGTTACTACTCCAGTGTGTCCGAACGGATGTCCATAGATATAAGTAGTATCCATTACAAATACTGCTCCTGCTCTAGGTTTACTATCTAAGTTCCCTGCATCATTATACTCAACTGTATATCCTAATGCAGCTGCACTATTTAGTAAATCAATAGCGTTACCCCAAAGTGCTTTTCCAAAAAACAATACTGATAGATAGTTCGGTAAATCAACACATTGTGTTCCATAAGCTCCGTCTTGGTCTACTCCGATACCTAAGTTTGCTATTCTTTCTGCTTCATTTACAATTTCACTTGTTCTTACCATTTATTTTATCCTCCTAATTTTTGCATAATAAAAAGACTAAGAATTTACTTAGTCTAACCATTTTATATTTTTAATTGTCGTTCTACGAGTTTTATTATATTTTCTAGAATCACTTTCATGCAAAGTAACCAGTTTATAAGAATCATTAATTTTTCTTAAACCTAATACTATAGCAGTTCTTCCAGTTGTTTCATATACCACTAAATTTAATTTCATACCATTTCTAGGGATATCTTTATCTACAACACATATATTTATTTCTTTACCGTAAAATACTTTCTCAATAAAATTATAATTCTTGAATCTAGAAAACATCTTGAAAAAATCTTGATGTTCAGATAAATCAGAAATCAATAATTCATTATTTTTTATCATTTCTATACTTTTATTAGCGTAAATATTCTTAGGTAAAACATAGTGAAGTCCTAATAGATGATGTAAATCAGTTTCACTAAATACAACCTTTACATCATTCATCTTTTTATAATTCAACTCTAACAAACATTTTTTATTACAAAATTTTTCTTGATAATCTTCTAATGTGCTTTGTAATGTTGCATCACTATCCATACAACCTCCTTTATAAAGATAAAAAAATAAGCACGGAACGGAAGTAGTCTCCGTACGGGACAATCGATTAGTTGTTGATAGTGGAACAACTAACTCCCTACTGTTGTGCTTCTTAGGCTTATCGCAAGGGAACAGTTCTTAAGCTCTGCCAAGCGGTGCAACGTGCTTCTATTACACCTCTATATCACTATAGATTATTTGCGTTTAAACGGGTCGAGACTGGAAAGACGGTTAAAAGGCTTCTTTCTAGCTCATAATTTATTTTAATATAAACTTTACTTTTTGTCAATTTTTTCTATTGACAATTACAAAAAGAGCCCCTGTGTCAGTCGTAACTGCCTATATAGGAACAGGGGGATTGATAACTAAATTATATCATTATTTCTCTGAATTATCAATTTTAGAGTTATTTCCTACAGTCTGTTTATATGACTGATGTAATCCAACTGCACTAAAACCTAAAGTAATTGCTGTCGGATCTTTGAATAGGATAGTTCCTATTAGTCCACCTACCACACCTAAAATGTTAGGTATCATTTCATTAGGGAAGAATTTCGACTCTTTTAAAAACTTCCCTAACATTCCTAAAAGCGTTACTATTAAGAATACTAACGCTGGTTGTAATCCTTGTAATTGTTCCATTTGTTTGTCCTCCTTAATGTAAGTTTGTTGGGAACGGTTCATCGGTAATATAAGAGAATTCGTTAATATATACGGATTTAGAAACCGATAATTCTACATCAATACTTAACTCAACTGTTATACGGTTGTCAGATACATTTGTAATAATTCTTCCCAATTCTCGATTATTTTTTGATGAAAAAATAGGCGAATTATTTGTAACTGACCCAAAACCACCACTAATTTCTTTATCTAGTATAGAATAGATGTTCTCAACAATAATAAAATCACCGTTTTCATTTCTAAATCTAACGTGCACAGTATTTGCGATACGTCTAATTTCTACAATATTTTCAGCGATTGCATTTTCACCACTTACTTTTAACCACCCAGTATCTTGAATTTGAGTTCCACCTGTCGTTGGTCTATTTTCTAATGCCTGTATCCTATTCTTAACATCGGTATCATCATATTGGGTTGTTAAATAACCTTTTTCAGCTAATTCAGTTTTTGTAACAACATTATCTTTGAATGAGTTAAATTCAGCTTTATTTACACTTATATTTCTCAACACTTCTAAATCGCTAGTAGTAACAAGGTGTGAAAGTGGTTGGTGTTCAGTTAAATAATGTTTATTCTCTAGTTCTTGCCTAGTCACTAAACTAGATAAATCTTGATGTTGAGTTAAATAATTTTTAGTGTTTAACACATCTTCTGTTAGATAGTTTTTACTGTTTAACACTTCTTCAGTTAAATAACCTTTACTATTTAGTTCATCATTAGTCACTAGATGTGAAATATTTTGGTGTTCAGTTAAATATCCCTTACTGTTAAGTGCTTCATCAGTTACATAACCTTTACTGTTTAGTTCTTCTTTTGTAACTAAATTGTCTAATGGTTGATGTTGTGTTAAATAGTTTTTGCTTTCAAGAATTTCATTAGTAATGAAGTGTGACGTATCTACAGTCTCGCCAGCACCACCTACTTCTCTTATGATATTTTTTAACTCGTCTTTTGGTACAACTTCAGCGAAGTTTTTGTTTGATAAGAAAGTTACTTTGTTATTAATATCATTTTCAACATCAGACAATGTGTATCCATCAGGCAATGAATTTGCTACTGAATACATAACAACATCTAAGTCAACTGTTTTTTCATTACCAATATCTCCTTTAAACACTTTAGGAACAAGACTCGATGGATTTAGATAAATCTTTCCTGCGTCTCTAGCAACGTTTCTAGGATTTATAAAAGAAACGTGTTCATCTAATGTTTCCTTAAGCGTGTCTGTTCTATATATTTCATATAAAGTAGCAGGTGTAGCATCTGCTAACTCCTCTTTAGTTACAAAATTAGAAGTATCAACACTACCACCAGTTGTTGGTTTATTCTCCAATGCTGTAATACGTTCATTTAATGGAGTATCATTGTATGGTTGCGGTATTTCAGATTTTAGAGCGTACGGTGTTAAATCTTGATGTTCAGTTAGATATCCTTTACTGTTTAATTTCTCATCAGTAACAAAAACAGAAGTATCAACAGCAGGCTTATTTTCAAGTTCAGTAAGTCTGTGTTTTACTTCTGTGTCATCATATTTAGTATCTTTATCTTCTTTAGTTTCTAACGCTACAACACGATTTCTTAAATCGCTATCGTCATACGCTCCACCTTCAATGGCTTTACTTTCTAAAGCCGTTACACGTTCCTTAAGAGGTGTATCGTCATATACTGTGTCTTTATCCGTTTTTTGTTCTAGCACTTCAACACGTGCTTTTAAATCGCTATCGTTGTATAGTTCTGACTTCTTAGCGTATTCTGTTAAGTCTTGATGTGTTGTTAAGTATCCTTTACTCTCTAATTCATCTTTAGTAACTAAATGTGAAGTGTCAACTGTTGGTTGACTATTCCTAACCTCGTTTAATTCATCCTTAGTAGCTAGATTACTTACATCTGAAATGTAATGTCTGTTCTCTAGTTCCTCTTTAGTCACAAGGTTGTCAGCTAATGGTTGACTACCACTAACGTTAGCTAATTCTTGTTTAGTAGCATAGTTTGATAAATCTACAGGGGCTTTATTCTCAAGCGTTGTAAGTCGTTCTTTTAATTCGCTATCATCATATATTGTATCCTTATCAGTCTTCAATTCTAATGCTAGTACTCTATTCTTCACTAATTCAAAATTAGTATTATCTACTGCTTCTGACTTCTTAGCATAAGTCTCTTCAGCCTTAACTTCTGTTAGTAGTCCCTCTGTTGCCACTCCACCAACATTTTTCAACGCTTCCTGTAACTCAGTTTTTGTCACAACGTCTAATCTGTCAACAATAACAGTATTGTTGATAAATCTTTCTTTGACTTCATAACGACTCATCTTATCAATTTCAGATACTTTGACTTTGAATTTAAATCTGAATGTGTCAGAAGTTCTTTGTTCTTCATCAAAATAAAGATAACAAATTACAGTTTCATTTTGAGTAATTAAAGTAGTATCAAACGTTACTTTTACTTTGTTACCTTCTACCGTTCCAGTAGTTTTCCAGATTTTATTACTTTCTGTAAATTTGAATAATGCTGTAACTTGTTCAGTTGTTAGCGTGTCATTTAATATCTCAAACTCAAATGATCCGTTATTTTTATCATAAGAATATAATTCTGAATAGCTATCTTCAGTTTTACGTTCTCTTGTAGTGTTTTCAAAATCTATTTTAATTAATTTTTTCATTTCTTATTCCTTTCTAATAGGTAACTTTCTATATCTGTTATATAAGGCTTCTATCTTCCCGTTTCCGCCTATTTCTTTATAATTTGCATAAAGTCCAGATAACTCTTCAAAATCATCGGTAGTAGTGTATCCTTTAATCAAGGCTTCTCCAAACTCCTTATGAAGTCGATAAGACATTATGCTTTTATTTGAACTCCTATTTTGCAACCCTATTTGAGTTACTTCCTCAACTTGAGTTTGTGTTTTTTTTACTTCCTTATTTAAGCTTTCAATTTGCCCTACAAGTTGTTTGTTGCCTTTATCCAACCACCATTTAACAGCGGGTAAAATCACCACCGTTACCACTTGTGATACGATAACTAAAATATTCTCAAGCATTACGTCTCCTTTCTGTGTAAAATAAAAGAGGGCTTTAAGCCCCCTCTTTAGCTAAATGTTCTAAATCCATATCGATTAAGCATTCTCTGACTTTATCTTTAAGGAATTTAGGTACTTGTGCAAATGTACGTTTACCTTTTGCGATATTAATTGCGAATAGCATTGCCATCATTACTGTCACCTCCTTCAGTTGTATTTTTAGGTTGTGTATTATCCTCATGGTGTTCATCCTCCAAACTTCCACTCATTTGTGTGATTAAATCCATTAAAGAACCTTGTGTGATTTCAAGTTCTTTTTTCATCTTATCCATTTCAGCTAGTTTAGTATCCAGTACTTTTAGCTTTTCATCAACCTTAGTAAATCGTTCATTTTCAGCTTTATTAGGGTAAGTATCTTGATAAAACTGTTCTAAAGCCAGTTGTACTATTTCATCTTCTGACTTCGTTAAATGGTCACCTTTTAGCGTGGTTTCAATCACCGTTCCACCGCTAGTACTAAATATACTGACGATGGTTGTCAGCACTCCTCCGTTGCTGTCGTAAGTGGCACGTGCATAGTTTTTTTTATAAGTTGCCATTGATTTTATCCTCCAGTTTAGTTAGTCTTTCATTCATTTCTTTAAGTTGTGATTTTAGTTGTTGATTTTCGGTAGATAATTCCTGGATACCTTTGATTAGGTAAGGAATAGTGTCGTAGTATTTAATTCTTAGATAATCGTTGTAAGTTTGTTTATCGTCCATATCGTTGACAATAAAGCTTTCTTCTACCTTTTGAACCTGTTGAGCAATAGCTCCGATTTTTTCAAACTTACCATCTTTTTTCCAGACAAACTCAACCATTTCAATGTTGTTAAGTGTGTCTAACGCTTTGACTTTTGTTGGTTTGATGTTAGTTTTTAAACGTTTATCAGAAGAAGAACTATTAGCTTTATTAATTTGACTCCACCAAACTACAGTTGTTTTGCCACCACCAGATTTATCACCTTGAATATCATTTCCGTGCATATCGATATACCGACCATAAACTTCCATTCCCTTATGGAATGTAGGTGTATTTTTGCAAACCATAATACCTTGAGCAGTAACCCACCAAGCATTGGGCCCAGCAGATGTCCACAAATTACCCCATGCTGCCCAAAGTTGAGCACCGTTACTTCCTGCATTGTGACCTGGGTTTATCCCACAATCAAAATTTGATTGTCCAGTTAACCAAAATCCACCATCGTTAGGATTTCTACCTATCCTAAATCCACCTATTAATCCAGTATAAGCACTCAACACACCTCTTATATCAACCTTATCAGCGTTGATTTTAACCACACCTTGAGCAGGTCCTTCTCCTGTTGTCTCAACACTAGCATTAATAGCTGCTATTACGTTATCTTTACTAACTTTTAAATCTATTTCATCTTTAGTTTGTTTAATTGAACTTTCAAGCTTACTTACTTCTTTGTTCTTAGCATAGCCTAAAGTAACGTCGTATATTTCAACGTTAGAAATATCAGGACTAGTTCCCGCAGCAATTCTCAAATACATTCTGTCAGCAGTTGTATTGTCATTGATAGTGAATGTAAATTCATTATCTTTAGTTTTAAAAACTTGAGTTAAGTTTTCTTGATTGTATCCCACACGGTTATATACATCCCATCTAGCACCATTAGAAAAATTAGAAGCATCAAATTTTACTAAATAAACATTCCCGTTAATTTTATTTTTATTTAAAATCAAATGAAGAAAACCTTTATCATCATGCCCATAATCACTATATAAGTTTTCTCGTTCATCATCTTTTTTAACCCTAAAATCACCCTTGTAAATTCTTACATTCTTGACTTTAGTGTTGGTTCCTAATGGGTATAGATTGATTCTAGTTTGATTAGTTGTGTATTTCACAACCCAGTAATTTAACCCGTTCTGAATTGTTTTTTTATCCCCACCATCACTCGCACTATAGATGTAAGCTTGTTGATTAGCTGGAACATTATCTAAATCAGCTAAAATCGTGTAATACTCGTTAGCTACTAAATTTTCTTTAGTGTTAAAATATAAATCGTTACCTGTTTTCTCAACATCTTCACTATTAAGGTTGTTTTTGAAATAAGATTTAGAGAAGACTTTAGTATCAATCTCACCTACAACGGAAGTAAATCCTTCTAGTGTGCTTTCAAAAGTTTTGTATTTCTTAACAGTCTCATTAATCAACCTAACATCTGGCAAGTTGTCTAGCCTTGCGTTAGAAACTGTATTTAAATTTTTGTAAGTTACTAGAGCAATTAATTCTAACGCTATAGGATAAGGCTGTTCCTTGTTCCCCCAGCTTACGTTGGTTAAAAATCCTGTATTGTCGACTTTTGCATCCCAAAAATTACTCCACGTATTTTGAATACCACCCTTGAATTTTACCCGAGCATTAAATCCATCAGTTATCTTCTGGCCATCGTAAAACACATCTAAATAAGCTTTAACGTCGTTCGTTACGTTATTTAAGTAGCCACCTTCTAGCCTTAGGTTAGCTGTAAGTGTGTGACCATCTGTCCCGTTACGTCCATTCTCACCTTTAATCTTAACCCACTTATAACGACGATAATCGTTACTGTCATTAATTTCAAAATCAGTGTAAGTCCCGATGTATTCCTTGCCGTTACTATTAGTGGTACTGAAATCATGTTCTCCTGTCGCACTATTAGCATAAGCCGTGTGTAAATAACTAGTTCTACCATCTGATCCTCGAGCACCTGGCACACCTTGTTGACCATCTTCACCCTTAATTTTACTCCAAGTGTAAGCTGACGGTGTTGTTGGAGCTGTTGCACTAGTACCGGTATAAATACCTATATACTTTAGACTTGAGTTATCACTCATCGGTGACCCGTTGGCGTTGTCGCTGTACTTACGGTAGATGTAACTACTTACGCCGTCTCGACCATTATTTCCGTTACGTCCATTTTCTCCCTTAATCTTCACCCATTTATACCTACGATAATCAGTACTGTCAGCAATCTCAAAATCGCTGTAAGTTCCTATATATAGTTTATCGTTGCTGTTTGTTGTGCTAAAATCTCTGTCTCCAGTAGGACTATTAGCGTATGCTGTGTGAAAATAAGGCGTTCTTCCATCAGCACCTTTTGCTCCAGGTATACCGTTTGCTCCGTCTTCACCTTTGATTTTACTCCACAAATAACTACTTGCTGTTGTTGGTGGTGTTGGGCTTGTTCCTGTGTATATTCCAATGTATTTCAAGTTAGAATTATCACTCATATTAGCACCATTTGAATAGTCACTGTACTTTCTATGAATATAGTTACTTACACCGTCCCTACCTCTCAAGTCTTCGTAAGCTGGTGACCATTCTGTTGCTACATTACCTTTTTCAAGTTTAGGTAAACGTACATAAACTTTATCTCCGGGTGAACATGTCCCTATCATTTGATAAAATACAAAAGCGTAGTGTTGTGTATATCTATTTGTAAATGTGTGTGATATTCTTTGCCAATTAGTAGTTAAATCTACTCTTCCTTTAAAACCGTTAGTTTCTTGTCCTACATTGTTAAAAGAAATATTTTTACTCGCCTTAACATCCACACTCCATGTCAATACTTCATTCTGAAAATTATCTTTCAAAATTGGCATAATTTGAGTCCAAATACCAGTACCTTCAGTAGCTCTAACTTTAGTAAAGACTAAAGTTCCGTTTTCAACTGTTTTTTCCCAGTTTGTTCCACCCGAATTTATGTTAGTTAATTTATCACTATCAGTTATATAGTTTCTATTAATCGACTTACCGTCCACACCATCTCTTCCGTCTTCTCCTGTTACCTTAAACCACTTATAAGCAGTCTTATCTGTAGGTTGTGCTGGAGATGTAGTCCTTGCAACTCCCATGTACTTCTTAGGTTCACGACCAAAATTACTTCCATCAGCATTATCTGAATAGACTATGTGAGTATATTTATCGTTAGTAATTGATGTTTGTTGTAAATCAAACCATTCAAAGTCACTTGCTATTGGTGTACCTTCTTTAAAAACATAACCGAAATAACGATATTTGTGATACTGTGCTGGTTCATCAACAGGATAGTCAGTATATCTCTTATCACCTTCATAAATTGTGAACCAATCAATCTGAATCCCTGTCCAATCTTCATCTTCCGGAACTAACACAAACTTAAATAACACATCCTCAACATCGTTAGTAGTTGTGAATGTGATTGACTTAGTTTCCAGTCCTCTGAATTCCAGTTGACCCCAGCTGTACTCCTCACTAGTCCTATTATTTCTAAAATAAGCCCACAACTTATTACTGTTTCCTTTAGCTCTAGCTGTCAACGTATATTTAGTATTTGGTTTAAAGCTTAAAAACATGTTAGCTTGCCATATATCGCTAATATCATTATCGTTGACAATATTCACACGTGGTCTATTTTTAGCGAACAACTTAGCGTTTTCATCTGGTTCAACTAGTGTAAAATCAGTACCGTTTAAGCTGTTAGAATAAGCCTTGTATAACTTACCGTCTACCTTAATCTTAGTCCAACTATACTCACTAGCGTTAGTAGGTGCTTGTTGTTTGTCACCTGTGTATATTCCTATATATTTAAGTGTTGAGTTGTCACTCATGTTACGACCGTCGGGGTAGTCGCTGTATTTCTTGTGAATATATGAATTAACACCTTGTAATTGAGACTTCTTAGTTTCAAATACCTTAGAGCTTTCCTGTTGTGTAATCTGTCGTATTCCGTCAGCATCAATAGTTAAATCATTTACTAACTTTCTCACACCGTCCTTAGTCACAAACTCTTTTGAAATGTTCGACTTAATGCTATCTTTAAGTTTTGTAAAAATATTTTGTGTTGTAACCTGGCCATCTTCAAATTGTTGAGTGAATTTTTCATCAGATATTATTTGATTAATAAAAGCTTTATCAATAAGTGCATTTTTGATATCAGCATAATTTAATTTTGCTTGAATTGCCTTAATTAATTCAGCTTCAGTGATTATAGTTTTTAATCTTCCTATATCTCCCTCAACTGCATCAAGTATTTTAGCTTTAACAACATCAGGAATAGTTCCGTCAGCTTCGAATAAGGCTTTTTTGACTTCTAATGCACCTTTTGATTTTTCTTCAAGTTCGACAAGTTTATCTTCAATACCTTTTCTATCAAGTTTCAGCAGCTGTGCTAAATTCTTCTGAAGTTTAAATGCATCAAGCATAGTTTCAGCTTTTTCTTCTATAGCGTTGTCAACCATGGTTGCTAGCGTAGTTCCTAAATTAGATTGAATCTTACCAAAGCCAATAGTTTTTAGCTTACGACCCATAGGAGCGTAAGTGTATTTTGTGATTTTCTTTTTAACATCTAAATTGTATTTTTCATAGAAAATGGTTACGGTGTCGAATATCTGGACCGGTTCATCCGGAGTACCCAGAACTGATATTTCAATATTCTCTTCAATCACATCACACAATGTAGTTTTAAAATATTGTTCACCGTATTTTCGTAATGTAGCTTCATCAGTAACATCTTGATCACTTACATCTAAGTTACCTTCATAAATGTTTTTATACTTACTTATCAACGGACTATCTACAGTAACAGCAATTACTTTATCCTTTTCTCCCTCTTTTTGAGAGTTGATAGTTTTTGTAAAATGAATTCTTGTTCTTAAGTCCTTAATTGATTTTTTTTGTTGGTATGACTTTAGATTCTTTTTATACATGAATAACGCTTCTTTGTTAGTACCGCCATTACTTAGTAATCTAATATCATACTTATCTCTGATTAAATCTCCACCCCATTGACCTATTATAGAGTGTTTATCCTTAAATAATGCATTTGCTACTGTCACATTCTTTAAATTCAAACTATGAGTGTTTGCTATATCAGAAGAGAATGTAAACTTATGTTCACGAATTATACTGCTCACAAGACTTCTCATTACTCTGTCACCACTAGCATTATTTACACTCAATTCAGTAATAGAGTAATTATTTAATAATGTAGCTACTTGATTTGCATAAACTGTAATATAAGCGTGGTGCTTCTCCACCTCAAATATGATAAATTCCTGTTCACCGTGCAAGTCGTCAGCAAGTAATAGTGTTTCTTCTACTAGCTCCTCCCACGATGGATTATTAGTTGGAAATTTGAAACTTAATTGATATTTGCTGTTTCCTTCTTGTATTATTTCATCATTATAAGCAAAATTAAGAGGGATTTGTCCCTCTTTTAAATAAATCATACTCTCCACCTCCAATTACCTTTTATTTTTATGCTAGTAACATTTCCATTAGTTGCTACACCTTGTAAGCCTGGTGGTATTTCAAAGAAGCCACCTTTTTTACGGATTGAATTTTTCACAACTTTGTTTTTATCGTAAACATTTTGTTTTCTGTGTCTACAATCGATAATAGCTTTACTATCTAAATTTAAAAACATAGACTGAACACCTATTGTTAAACTTACTTCTCCACTACCTTCTATTTCAATGATAGGTTCTGAAAAAACATTTCCTATATTATTAATAGTTCCTCTTGTTGTAAGCTTAGTCTCAGTATTTTCAGTAGTATATCTGAACGGATTAAATCTCAATTTAACGTTAACACTCCATCTTGACTTACCATTTTTACTATAAGTAATATCAATCAAATCAGCATAGTATCTTGACAATTTCAAGTAGTCAAACTCTATTTCATTATCAAAATCATTAAACAAATTACTCAATTCAACAACTTTAGCAAAGTTAACAGCAGAGAATTTCAAGACACGTTCTTGACTCTTAAAAGCTCCGTCATGAACTACATAAGTACCGTTAGCACCGTATATTTCACTTTCTTCTGAAACGCGTTTTTTTGCTACTTGAATCTCTCCACCATCAACTAACACATAGTCTTTAGGGGGTAAAATTACATTATTAATCTTAACCATTAAATTCCCTCCCTTCTAACAAAACTCATTTGTCTATCATATGAATTTTTAGCCATTATCTCACCATCTAAATAAGTATTGAAATCTTTGTTTGAAATATCTTTTAATAAATCTTGAACAACTTCTAATGCTTTAATCACATCATTATCCTTATCTCCCACAGAGAAGTCCGCTTTACTCATATCATCAATTTGTAAGTTTTTAGATACATTTGCACCTACTTCAAAATCTGTCATTTCACTTGTGAAAGCTTTGTTAATGTCTCCAGCCATTCCGCTAACTGTTTTTTTAACTGACTCAAACTTATCTGTAAGTCCTTCATCTAAACTTTCCATAATAGCAGTACCAGCAGGAATAAGTAGTTTTCTATCTAATTCTATAGGCCCTTTATGGTCACGAATCCATCCAGCTATGCTACTAACGAATCCTTTTACGCTTTCCCAAACTGATTTTAATCCATTTAAGAAACTTCTCATAATAGCACTACCTGCTTCCCAAAGATTTATACTTCTTAATGTATTGAAGATGTTTTTTACAGTATTTACTAAGTTTTGAACACCATTTTTAAAGTTATTCCAAGCATTTTGAGCAGCATTGACCAAGCTTTGAATAATGCTAGTTACACTTGATTTTATAGAATTCCAAGTATTTACAGCAATGCTTTGTACAGTGTTTATTAGCGTTGTGAAGAAAGACTTAAATCCTTCCCACAAAGCTTTTATTCCATTAACTAGTCCAGTTACAATTGTTGTCACAGCAGACTTGATAGCATTCCATATAGTAGAAGCGGTTGTTGATAAGAAATTCCAGATTTGTATTAACCCTGTTTTAAAGTCTTCCCAAGCTTGTTTTAATAAAGCTATAAAAGTAGTAACTATCGCCATTACAACAGTTTTTATACCTTCCCAAACCATTTGGACCGCTGCTTTTATAGCTTCCCAAATAAGCTGTAAGTCTTCTTTAAGTTTTGAAAAATTACCTGTTACTAAATCAATAACAATCAGTACAGCTCCCATCACAATTGCTTTTATGAACTCCCAAGCACCTTGAATTACCATTTTGACACCTTCCCAAACAGCTGTTAGTCCAGTTTTTAAGATTTCCCAACCGTTTAAAAAAGCATCAATAAAAGGTTGAACAATGGCAGTAATGGATGTTGTAATGAAAGTCCAAGCTGTTGAAGCTCCTTCTTTAATTCCAGTCCATAAACTAGAGAAAAACTCTGTTACACCTTGCCATATAGCTTTTATTTCTTCTACAGCAACTGCCCAAACGGCTTGAATTCCTGTCCATAAAGTAGTCGCTCCGGTTGTAATTCCACTCCATATACCGCTAAAGAATTCTACAACCCCATTCCATGCTTGTTTTATAAAGTCAACGAAACCTTGCCATATAGCTTTCCCAGTTTCAGTCTTTGTAAAGAACCATGTCAAAGCAGCAATAACCGCAGTAATACCCACAATTATCGCAGTGATCGGATTAGCTATCAATGTAGCGTTGAAAGCTATCATTGCTGTTCTTACAGCAGTTAAAGCAATTTGAAAACCTGAGAATAAAGTTTTAATAGTATTAATAACCTTTAAAGCAAGGAATCCAGCTAAAAGACTAGCTAATGCAGTTTTAGTTAAAGACATAGCAATCTCATTTTCTCTTAAGAAGGTTGTGAAATCTTTAATCCATTGTGAAACTTCTTTAATCACACTACTTACACTCTCAAATGCTGTTCCTAAAGAAGTTACACTACTTTCAGTATCATTAATTCCTAACAAGTCACCAATAAACTCTCCAACAATTGCTCCTACATTTTTTATAGCTTGCCAAATATTTTGAAACGCTGTTCGAATATTGTCAGCAATGGTTACTATCGTGTTCGCAGTACCCTCATCAATTCCAAGAGATTTCATAAGGTCAATTCCTTGTGCTGTTGAAAGTTTACCAGTTAAAACTTCTATGAACGAATCTACAGCACCAGATACTTTCGTTAAATACCCCTGTATCTTATTGACGACTTCATCTCCGAGGACTCCTCTTAATTGTTCAGCAAGTCCAGAGAATGCACCTATCACGAGAGTTGGCAAACCTTTCAAAATATTACCAACCATCGGTAAGAAATTACCTACTAAAAATGTAGTTGTTGTAGTTGCTAGTGCTTGTAATGAAGGCTTAATATCTTGCCCAAGCGACAACTTACCTAATAAGTTAAGGAATGCAGCTTTCATACTAGCAAATGATCCTTGTAGTGTTGTTGATGCTTCTTTAGCAGTAGTCCCTGTGATGTCTAATTCTTTTTGAATCACGTGAATAGCTTCATACACATCTGATAGATTGTTAATATCATACTTAACACCTGTCAATTTCTGTGCATCTGCTAATAGTCGTTGCATTTCTTGCTTAGTCCCGCCATAACCTAATTTCAAGTTATCCAGCATGGTATAGTTTTGTTTTGCGAATCCTTGATAAGCGTTTTGGATAAGCTCCATAGATGTTCCCATCTTATTTGAGTTATCCGCCATATCAACCATGGCAGTATTTGCAACCTTAGCTGCTTTTGCTGTGTCTCCACCTAAAGATTGAAGTAAACTGGCACTAAAACCTGTTACAGTCTCCATATAAGCGTTAGCAGATAATCCTGTAGTTTTGTAAGCTTCATTAGCATACTGCTTAACCATATTGGCGTTGTTTTTAAATAGTGTTTCCACACCACCTAAAGACTGTTGAAGTTTCCCACCTTCCATAAGTGAAGATGCAAATAACTTACCTATTCCAGCTGCAACTACCGCACTTTTAATTGTTGAAACTAGACTATTTCCAGCACTCTTTCCAGCACTTGAAACTTCTCCGTCTAATTCTTTTGATATCATTCCCGATATCCCTTTAGCGGAAGGCATAATTTGAACATACGCTTTACCTAAATTTGTTGCCATATTATCCTCCTTCCCTCAATATTTTATTTCTTACTCTTTCGAATTCCTCACCAGTTGTGAATACTAATTCTTCCTTAACCTTAACAGGTTTATTGATACTTTCAACAAGTGACGTAGGTTTATTTCTTCCCTTTTGACCGTCTTTTGTTTTCGTCCACACTAGTAGACTTAATTTGTCAACCGTAGAAGCTAATAACATGGTATCTAACTTTACTTTTTGGCCTGTCATTTTCATTTTGATTCTAGAATCTTCTCTCAAACCATTACAAAAAATAGCCACCTTATCTGGTGGCATATCTTTGTAATCATATATTTGATAAGTTTCAGCTAAATCACAAATTACAGCATCTTCATCAGTACTCAACATACTAGCAAGGATTACTAGTTTTTTAATCGTTTTTGAGATTCAAAAATATTTTTAAGTTCTGATGTGATTTGTTCAGTATCTACAACACCGTCTTCATCTCTCAAATGATCCTTTAATTTTTGAGCTTGTTCTTTACCTAGTAATAGATTCATTACACGAGGTAATGCAAGAGGATTTGTTTCCAACTCCCCTAATGCTTCTACTAATTCATAGTTTCTTACATTTTTTTCTAAAATCGAATAAGTAAATCCCGACTTAGTGACACCTGTTAATTTTTTCATCTACTTATCTCCTATCTTTATTTTTTTTTGATATATTCATAGTGTGTATTTCCTTCTGAATCAGGGAATGCATTTAAAGTAGTTTCAAAACCGACCATTTCAGAATCAGTATATTTGATTTCTCCTACTTCCCCGATTTTACCGTTAGGAATTACAATACGTTTTAAAATACCACCTTTTAGCACCATTTCAATTACAACTGAGTGTTGTTCTAATTCCTTAGTATTAGCTTTAATCGTAATCCCAGTTGTTACATCTCCAGTTACATTTTCTTTTCCGTAAATTTCTTTTAACACATCAATGTTTAATGATTCAATTAAAGTGTAAGTGAATTTATCAGTTTTTTCTGTTTGCACAGTATCAACGATATCTCCTCCCCACGCTTTTATATTCTCAGTACTTGCTGTATTTTCGTTAGTTAGTCCATCTTCTGAAATATATCCTAACGCTTTAAACGCAGGATTTAACGTTGCAGTCGCATCAGTTGGAAGTAATGTTCCAAATGGTGCAGAATAAATAGCTCCACCAATTTTAGGTTTTGCCGATGTTACTTTTGTTACGTCCGCCATTGTTTATTCTCCTTTTTAATAGTAATAAATATCAAATACGGCTTGATAACGATATTGTTTAGTCTCAAAATCAGTATGATTGTAATCACTATTTAAACTAACTTTTGACACTTCATCCACCATTATCAAGTCGTACATTAGATCCTTAATTTTTTCATTTAATTTTGCCGTTTCAAATAATGATTCAGCATAACTTTGAATTGCTATTGTTGATTCTTTTAGTAAGTTTTCTCTTTTTCCACTAGTTTTTTGAATTAAAATATATCGTTTAGGTAAGTTTTTTTGATGTTCAAAAATGATAGGTATTTCAAGATGTTTTGACAAATAATTCTTAACTATTAATTCAATCATTATCTCATTGCCTTTAATAGAGTATTGTTTTTATTGTTGTCTCTGATAGCTTTACTAGTTTTAGTCTTAACACTAACGTTCGCTCTGTTTTTACCTACATATGTGCTAGTTTCATATCCACTTCCGGCTCTTTCTTGAATTCCTTTAGCTTTTTCCTTCAAGATAGCAACCATTTCAGGACTTTTCATGAGTTCTGCTACACCTCTGTAATTTAATTCAAACTTTTTACTCATAGCGTTCTACCATTACTTTCTTATTCCAACTTAACGGAATCATAGATTCAATACCCTCTTGAGGAATACCTATAGTCTTCCATTTCCTACCGAAAAACATAACTTCTCTGTTTTCCCATGTATTCTGATTTCCCTTAGGTATTCCTAGCAAGTATTCAGCCTTTTTCCCAGTTAGATTTACAATGTTTACAACGTCTTCAGTTTTCACAGGTGCTACTAACACATTCTTGACAACTATTTCTTTATCAACAAAAATGGGATTGTTAAATTCATCAACTTCACCTTGAATTTTATCGATTAAAACTATATCTATTCCCTTAAGTATAGTCATAGAATTCTATCACTCCATATCTCTGTTTTTTAAATCCCAAACGTTTTAACTCACTGTCTTTTATGAATAGTCCGCCTCCAGGTACTAGAAACGAACCGGAAACAGAATAACCAAGGGCCGACTCAGCAAATTGAGTCATAGGCTCTTGATTTGTTGAAGTCATGAGAGTTCTTGCTACAATGTCAACAACGACCGATTTTACTAAATAAGAATAACTTTCGTCCGCTTTAACCAGTAAATCTAAATCTTTATTGACTTTCTTAGCTTCAACACGTAGAACGTGAGAAACTGTTTTTAAAAGCTCCTCAGAACGTCCAATTTCATGACCTTCAACACTTCTCCATAGTGTATCTAAATCTTCAACAGTAGCAAATGGTTCAAGTGTAGTCATATTACACCTCTATTCTTTGTCAGATTCCTCTGACTTAGTTTTTTTAGTTGGAGTTTTAACTTCTTCTACAACTTCTTCTACAAACTCCCAATCTCCAGCGATCTCACTTTCGATTATAATTTCTACTTCAGTTTTTTTATGTCTATATTTATTCATAGACTACCTCCTAAGCTTCTTCTACACGAGCAAATGCTTTTTCGTCAAGAATTCCCCATCCAATGAATGCTTCAGTACGCAATAAGATTTCATTGTATGCTTTTAAATCGCGTCCTGTTCCGTCTGGATCTCCGTATTCGATAATTTCCATAGGAATGTTTTCAGCATACCCCCATTTAAATCTATTTTGAAAATCCCCAACGATAGCGTGGTTTTTCTTACCTTTTCCACTTTGTGCTGTTAAAGTTTTGTTGATATCTAGATCCATACCAAAGAAATTATTTGGACGTTGCCCGAATCTAAATTCAGGGTATTGTACTACATTATTGACTTTAACCTTAGACATAGCTTGCCCAGCAACCGGAGACATTACAATTCCTGTTACTTCATTGTCAGTCGCAACAATAGCTTGAACTGCATCATCGATATTGTCATCAACTTTTGTAGCGTTATAAGTCACAACATTTCCAGTTACTAATCCATCAAATGAGTTAGTATCTTTAAAACTTGCATCTTCTAAAGATTTTGGTTCTAAACCGTGAATAGCAGCGATATCAAATGCTTCTGCTATTTTCTTAGCAAATCCATCAGCATAGTGTTTTAAGAAGTTTAATTTCTTCTCATCAGAAGCATATTTAAATTCATCTGTAATACGTGCTTGATATACGAATTTTAAAGGTTTAATTACTTTTGATGTAATTACAGCTTTTCCTGCTCCTTTAAGTCCACCTTCTCCTACGATTTGTGCATTACCTTCTAAATTGAAGATGAATTGTTCTGTCCCATTAAATGGAATAGGTTGTTGATTTGCTAATTTTGCAAGTGTTGAACGACCTTGCACTTTACTCATAATTTCTGTTACTAATTCTGGACTAAATAAAGTCCCTTGTTTCATTGCTGTTGATTCTGTCATGTTTTATTCTCCTTTTATTTTAAATTTTTAACAACATCACGCCACGCAGCATCTGTTCCTTTTGATTCAAAATTAGGTTCTTTATCTGCTAACGGCTGTGTATAATTTTTTACATTAACTAACGATGCTAGACGTTCAGCATCTTCATTCAAGCTTTCCTCACTATCACCTTGTAATCTGTCTGCTAAGTCAAACGGTAATCCGTTTTTCATAGCGATTTGTTGCTTAAGCGACTTTTGTTTCCAAGTAGTCACATCTTTTTCAAGCTCCGAAATTCTAGTAAGGCTTGTGCTTTCACTTGTTTCTTTGTCAGTGATAGTTTGTTTCAAGCTTGTATTTTCCGTCTCTAATTTTTTAATTTTTTCTGCTAATTGATCATAATCAGCATACTTTTCTTTCTCACGATCTAATCTTGCTTTGATAATCGCATTTAATTGTTCTTGAGTTTCAATTGCTTTAAATTCTGTCATTTTAAATCTCCTTATATCCGGATTACCCGTCCGTTCGGTAATTTAAGCTAATTAATAGCTTATCCTTTGTTTTTTCTTAGGCTTGATAGAATGACAAGCCCAATGTGCAAGCAATGCACTATCCAATAACGAAATATCCATATCATCAAACTGTGATTTATATCCAAAACCACCGTTAGTCCCGATGCTACGTTTTTCACAGTTAGTAGCTACTTTTCTAAGTGAAGGTTGACCGTTGTGACAAATAGTCTTTTGGAATATACCTTGTTCAAAAACTGAGTTAGCTGTGATTATCTCCTTAACAGTTGGTAAGATAATATTTCTTATTTTGTAGTCTTTTAACTCCTCTTCTAACATCTTCTGACCGCTTGCACCGTCCACAACGATGTTTGCTACATCAGCGTTTTTCAAGAAGTTAATCAGCCACATATTCCCATTTCTTAAACTTTGACAATCAATGGTTTCAATAAAAATACGTTCATCATTAGTCCTAACAGCAATACTCATGCTTACATTAGTTCCGTCATTCCCGTATTTAACACCAACGTACAACTTGCCTTTAAAATCTACTTTTTCAGACAATAAAAGACCGTCCCATTCCCTCTCACTGATTACAGATTTTTGAGAGAACGACGGCCAAAAACCAAGACGTTGAACATTGTGATCTAGCTTATCTTCACCAAGCTCAGCTTCAATCTTTCTTTCAGTTAGGTGATATCCTAACGATGGATTCGAATTGTACCAAGCTTCAACATCGTCTATTTCTTTTTCGTCTTCTACAGACCACTCTGCCCATCCGGAATATTTACTTTTCCCGAATAGACAAGCTTCACGATATTTAGTAAAAACAGTTCCTATTGAAACTGGTGTAGGAGGTGTCCCACACATAACTGTCATAGGGTTCTTACTATCCGTTACTGTATATTTCAAAGCAGATTCTTGTTCAATCGTATATTCCTGTGCCTCATCGATTATCATTAAATCGAAACCTTCACCAAGTCCACCATTTTTAGTCCTAGTCCTAAATTGAACAACTCCACCAGTTGAATATAGTTCAATTCTTTCTTGACCTTTAGCACGTATAGAATTAAAATCCTCTCCGTCTACATATCCCATCCTCTCAAGGTATTTTTTAACCTTTTCAAAAGATGAATGAGAGGTGCTAATTCTATGTGCTGTATGTAAAATATTGATTCCTTGATGTAAGGCCCAAATCTCAAGAATATATACAATTTCAGTCTTACCATTACGACGTGGCAACGAATAGCCAAATTTCTGATGCGTCCACAGTCCTTCTTCATCAACTGCCATGATGTCTTTTAAAAGATACAACTGCCAATCGTAAATTAATAATCCTGTTCTTTGATATAGATCTACAGCTTCTTGATATCTACTTTCGTTATAGTTTAAAATCACCGATTGAGTAGGAGTTTGTTTACCAAATTTCTTTGTCATTCAGTCGCTCCTTTCCAATCTGCCTAGTTTTTTGTCATACGGCAGGACAAAATGTTGTATTTTATTTAAAAACATGATATAATGATATTAAATAGAAATAGTAACCGCATTCCCACTGGAGAGCGGGTACTATTCTT